AAATAAAAAATTTCACGGTTTTGAGAATATCAATACACAAATTGATCCTAATAATTTATTTATATATGGTATTGATGAATACTTTATAAATTTAATAATATTTGATTATTTGATCGAACACAATAAAAAAATTGGTCTAATGTGTATACCTGATTATGCGATATTTAAATACATTTCATATATAACCAAATGGGATAAATATGATACAAACATAATAAAACAATTTTTTAAAGAATTTTTAAAACAAGAATACAATGATAAAGATTCAATTAAACAATACATAAATAAAGGTTCAAAGTTAATAGTTATCGATAATGTTAGAAATAAAAAACAGTATGATATTCAAATGAATAACCTAGAAAGACTTTATAATTTAATTAAAAAATATAATAATAAAATAAAGTTTGATATTGATTATGTTAAAAATATTAAGAAGACTATTGACAGCAGAAACTATTTATTTTTATACGGTGGTAAATTTAATACTGGTAAAATCAAAGATTATAGACCACAAGTACAACATTTGCAATAAATAACAAATATTTGCAGCAGGCTAAAAATAATTATTCTAATTACTTGTCATTGTTCCCACTATACCACCCATAATCTTCAAAATATCATAATTCACCGCAAACAACCATACATTATAATTATAAGTGTAGCTACCCCCACCAGAATTACCATATAATGGATTCATTGTCTCCGCCGGATTAATGGGTATCATATCTAGCAATATATCCTTATTATTGATGGATGAGAAATTTACCGCACCAATAGGTTGTAAACTGCTGTTATCTAAAGAGAAAGAATATGTGTATATCCCATCTTCCGGAATATTACGATTGGCAGTGTAATTTTGCATCAAGTTATAAAAGACGGAATCTTTACCGTTAAGTTGTTGTCCTAGAGGATTATCATTATTCCGATATGTACCCATAGTAATTTCATTAGCCAATAACCTAAGCACCGCACCTTTCATAATATTACGATTCTTATAATATATTAAATTAGTCGGTGTGATAACTAGCGGCGGACCATATGTATTGATATATCCAGGTGAATACGGCGGTAGCGGGTCTTGATTCCAATTTGTGTAATTCGACCAGTCATTAACATCTTCCATATCACTCCGGCGAATCATCCATATCAATTCCGTCACCGGTTTGTTAATATTTGTCATATCCACTATCACTTGTGTATTATAATTATAACTTTGCTGAATTAGTTGAACCTGTGTAATGAGATATTCGTGCGTACTAAGGGCAAACCGCTTGCGTTCTTCTGCATCTAGAAACACATTATTTATTTCCAATCGTGGATTTATATAGAGACTACTAGCCCCGGTGCTAGGATTGATGAAATTACCAATGTAATGCGTTTGTTGATAAGGTTTGATTCTTTTACCTGTTCCAGTGTAATCTACTACAGTATAGAGTTCCTGCAGTTTGCGAAAAGTAAAAGTAATATACATTACTGTTTTTTGTATAGCTATGAGTGGAAAGGCCATTGAAGAAAATTTATTGAACCAGAAACCTAGCGGCAGATATATTTTCCGATTTAAGATGGATGGCGCACCAATCGCGGGATAGCTAGGATATATTCCATTATTACCTGGTGCATTAGCGGGGTCATACATCTCCGGAACATTACCAATCATTCTATAATACCCGGCTTTCTTACCTGCTTCCAGCGACAATTCACTAGAAGCATGAAACCATTCTCCATATTGGGTGTCTACTGCTTGATTTGTATCTATTTGCAACGCCACACTACGAACGATATACTCACCGATACGTTTAATCCATTGGAATTGGTAGTTCGCATCGGAATAAATATCTGGCAACTCTAGAGTAAGATATATATCGCGGATTGCATCACCATCACGCGGAATTTGAAATGTAATCTTCGTGTCTTGGTCAAATGATAAAACACCATTCGCTAGAATAGGTAGATTAGTGATGAATTGAGTGGAAAAATTCGTATATTTTTTATAGACGGATTTGAAATGGGTAATCTGGGGATTCAATGTCAGAAATGCCATACGGTCAGTATTGCCATATTCTAGTTGGATAAGCGCACCTACTGTCATTTTCTAGATTTTTACTTTTGGTATTGGTTCTAGTATGATTATACAATCTAGTGATTCTATAATAAAATATTATATAATTATAATAATCTTAACCTAATAATCCTAACCTAATAGGATCCTGGAACAAGTTTGCTAGAAAATGTTATTTTGTGGCTCTAGAATTACTCAACTCAAAACTACAAAGCAACCAATATCGGGTAAGATAATTGTTAGCACCTGTTATTTTCCAAATTATTTGCACGATTTTGATAAAGGTTATTGGGATGATTCTAGAAGCTTAAACTATATCAATGAACTAATTGCAAATATTGAAACATTTGAAATGAAAGTTGCACGATACACTAGCAATCCGGATAAATGGGTTTATCGTATATATATAGATGAAACTATTTTCAATCTTGAAAAAATAATTAATAACGTAATACCGCACGATGAAGCTAAAAATAAAAAAATTACTAAGAAACATCGGCGCCGGCGTAATCGATTAATTTATCATAAATCACTTCGAAACAAAACTAATAATAACTTAATAAATGAACTCGATTCCTATGCCACAGCTATTCGGTTTAATATCATTAATGCCTATGATGTATTACTCTTCATTGGTAAATTAATGCGTAAATATATTGATATGATTCTAGAGTGCAAAGATTCTCGATATGATAATATCGAGATTATGACATATAGCAACCCGGATTTACAAATGCGCCTAGAAACTAATCCGGATAAAATTATATCTGGAATGATTGCAACTTACGGCACCCTGATGCGATTTCATCCTTGCCTAGATAAAGACGCACGTGCAGTAATAATGCGAAATTGCTCCCATAACTTAACCCCACTTGACTTGATTATTCAGAACTATTGGCTAGAAGCCGTTCCAGAATTGGAATTTATGGAATATGTAAATATTACATATGATTTTACTGCAGACCGCAATTTACCAATGAGAGAGCAATGGTATAAAACATTTTTTGATTCCGCTAGCAATACCAAACATACGAAGGCTAATAAAATCCGGCATTTCGGATATGACCGGGTTATGGCCGGTTTAATATCTGCTAAACTGAATTCCGATGGATACAAAACTAGTACACATTATTCTCAGGTATTTGCCAAATTACATAGCAAAATGCAAGAAAGTTTATCTAGCAATAGTAATATATTCAGAATGATAGATAGTGATGCATTATATACTTATGGTGTTGATGAGGCAGTGATTAATTTTATATTTCCAGAGCTGCGCAGTGGTTCATATCGTCATAAAGATGTTAAAAATCCTTCTGGCTTAGAAAGAAAAACATTTGCGCTAGAACTAATGAATGGATATGCTAGCACTTGTCATAAATGTGATAGAAAGGGTTTCGAAGCTATATTGGATGATACCCTAGGAAAGCCTAATAAAAAATCTGATTCTGCTAGCGGTTCTAGTGTTTCTAAAAGTAGTACTGAAAAGAAAGCTAAGCCTATTTGTTGTTTGAATGATATATATATGCGAGATACTGGCTTTTATAATTTACAATATAAGATAACAAACTTTTTTCATATGGAAAGCATTCTAGCATCATTACGTGCATTACCATTCTATAAATTGAAAATGAATAGTTGGCATATGCCTGCTCTAACGTTTGGCAATGTTCTAGAGGGTATAATGTTTATCAATAAATATACTTTTGCATTACGAAATAAATCTAACATCCCTAGAAGAGTTAAACGAACAGAAAAGACTCAAGAATCAGCTTTTAGCAATTCTAAAGAGGATAAATCAATAGAGCACGATAAGAAAAAGGAACCCAATGAAAAAAAGCAATCAAATAAACCAAAAATAACTAGAAAAATAGACAAGCACCTAGTACTTTGTAATGTTAGAAGCGCAAATTTAGATAATGAAATAGAAAAGTATCTAGCAGGTGTTAGACTTGCATATGCTGTGGAAAATTTCTATCCTATATTGATATATCCAAACAAATTGAATATATTATCTTATTATCCAGAAGATAAGAAAACCCAGAAAACTATATCAATTCATAAAATGCTAGAATTGGTTAAACATAGGCACGGATTTATTTTATAAAAAATCAAGAACCTAAAATACTTGTAAATATATCATAGTTATCAATATCTTTGAATTTTGTTTCAATATCACCTGCACTCTTTAAAACTGCAAATAATATTTTTGAAAAGCAACCAGAAAACTCCGGTAATATATCTCTAAATATTTCTGCTACATGATATGGTGGATTTTTCCAAGCTCCACAACCTAATGCACCCAGAATAACCGTATCGTGCCCGTGTTTGTATGCTATTTGTAAAATATGTCGAATTTTATTTTGTAATATTTTGACATCATCATCCCTTAATTTTTTCTGTCCATTTTTATATTCAATTACTGGGTATTTAAGTCCAGGGCACGCGATAAAATCCAATTTATAAAATTTATTATCATATATATCCCAGTTATCGGCTTCTGATTTACGAAATACTGTTATTTCGGGTGAATAGATGCAATCATTGGCAAATAATGGATACATTTTTCTATCTAATGAAAGAAAATAATTACTTCTTCTAAATAAAGATTCTTCTTGCGCACCGGAACCTGTATCCACACAACCACCTGGAAAACAATCATCCGCTAGATTAAGCAACAAAGGTTTAGCACCATTTTCTAATTCTCTGATACCTGCATCAATAGTATCAATCGATTCAACCGTGATAATTGTATTTTTATATTTTTTGTTTAATATAATCTGATTACCAGTGTCAAATGTATATTTTATAGATGGGGTTATAATGGTACTGATTGGATGCCGTGCTAAACATATTTTCTTGGTTTCCATCCAAATAGATATACGTTTATGTATTTTATTTTTTGCTTCTAGCATCATCTTATATAAATCGGACTCCATTCTAAACTATTATAAATATACTAAAATGATAAAACATAAAAAACGATATAATTGAACAAACTACAATTGTATTGACTTTGAATATTTGATTGAATATTTGATTTTGAAAAACTAAGCATCTAGCTTAATATATGTTTCATGTTGTCTAGCATTGGAAGTAGCAGCACCGGGATGTTTGAATAATGGTTCTAGAATAGTTTCATTAATCCATCCATATATTATTTCAGATAACCTACTTACAGTTTCTGGGTTTTTACAACCCATACCGGGTTTTTTATTACATTCAACTAGAATAGGTTCTAAATCTTGACTGACTAATATATCCATTCCAAAAATATTATATCCATTTTCTTGTTTTTCAAAAAGTATAGTTTTAGGTTTATTATTACAAGAACCAATCAATATATTTGTTAAATATTTTGCAATTTTCCTTATTCCTAACATAATGGTAGCTTTATTATTTTCTGGAATATCTAAATCTTTAGGAAAAAAATAATCTGCATCCGTAGAATCCATATGTGTATCATGAACATCTTTACTAAGTGGCAAATCTAAATTATAAGGTTTTTTTGCAGTTAGTATTTTAGCTGTTTCCAATACAAAACTACTTATTTCACCTTCTAGAATTGCAATCATAAAATATACACGTAAATGAAATTTGCGATCTTTGAATAGTAATAAATCAGTTATTAATTTCGATATTGTTATTTGGTCTAATAAAATGTTTTTTTTTAAATAAATTTGTTTTGCATTGTTTAGTTCTTGTTTATTGGTTATATATAAAATATCTGAGCCTCCAGAACCATGAATTGGTCTTAATATATATACACCAGGTATAAAATTTTTACCATATTCTGTTAATGTTGATGTTGTAATAAAATGTTTTAATATATCCGGATTTTTTTGTATTTCTGATTTATTATATTTCTGTATATTTTTATATATCGCGCCTTTATTAATTTCAAAATGCTCTAAATTAAAGGTATTTGTAAGATATTTTTTATAATCATAAAATGGTTTATCTAATAAATTCCTATTAATATCATAGAAAAATACATTTGCTTTTACTAAATTTTTAGGAATTTTTACAACATATTTTTTTTCATATTTGTCACAGTAATCATACATAGATAATTTGTTAGTAGCAGCAATTTTCTTTTGCTGCTCTCTGACATATGATATTGTTTTGGTATCGGGTTGCAATCCAAGATTAACAAGATGCTTATATAGAAAAGAACTATCTAATCTATCTATATAATTAGATTCGCATTTGGAAATATAAAATATATGTTGTATTTTATTAAACTTAGTAATTTTTGCATTATGCTTTCTTATTTTTTGTTTCCTAGTTTTTTGTATTGTTTTTTGTATTGTTTTTTGTTTTGTTTTAATGTGTGCATTTTGTGTTTTGTGTTTTGTATATTGATAATGCATTTGTTAGTCTAATATTTATATATATATAATATTTTTATTATGAATCAATAAGTGGGATATAAGTTTTATGTTTTCTAGCATTAGAAGTAGCTTTACCGGGATAATTAAATAATGGTTCTAGAATAGTTTCATTTACCCATCCATATATTATTTCTGATAATTCCTTCCTATTTTCCTCTGTATGAAAACTAAAGCCGACTTGATTA